CAAAAGGAGGTCCGATGCACTCTAAAGTTGCGACCTGTAAAAATCCCCAATTGTGTGAAGTACGTATACATCACACGACTGGTTGAAACCAGATCACACTTAAAGTGCGTCGATGTACTTACGTACCACCACATATTGTGGCACCTTCGGGCCGCCCGAAGGTATTTGTTAGTTTACATTGCAAAAGTTTGATGTGTACAATATCTACAATATAAACATTATAATAGTATATTCCAATTTGTTATTTAAGAAGTTGAAGCGTTAGGGTTGTTGTAAGAATAAATTGTCGGTACATTAAGGTACCAAAAACAACTAAAATCCTCACCAACCGCAACACTAGATCTGACATACGCAGCATAAGCCGCGCTACCAGTGTTTTGTTCATCCTGCAAGACTTCCAATGTATGGAAGGCTGCAGTAGGTCTGTGGGTATCAGTAGTTTGAGTCTCACTATTATGTGTATGACCAAAACGATACTGAGAATAAAAGGGGAGTTCGATTTCTGCTGTTGGATTGACAGCACCATCACAAGTGTATCCACCGCCCTCGGCTGCAAAGCCGGTGCGAGTGTAACGTTGTTGATGTTGTGAAACCGAACCCGTAGCCATAATCTCACTCGATTGAGTCTGGGCGGATGGCAAAATCGCTCCAGATTGTCGGATTACACCAGCAGATGCTGATGCATCACGTGTAACCACTTGGTATTTTCTACGAATACCACCACGCCAACCGGCATATGCTGGTAAAATATAATTAAAATAAGTCATAAACTTATAATTATATGGATCTCCATTAACATCATATGTATTGGAGTTAGCAGCATATCCTCTTTGTTGTGGGAAATTCATCAAGTGCCACCTAGTATAAGTAAGTGTAGTTTGTTGACCAGTAATAGGAATTGATTCGTGCCAATTATAGCGTTTCATCAATTGCCTTAATGAAGCAATACGTTCACCCATAAAAACATACAAGGTATTATCTGTCTCTAAAATCCTGTCTCCACCGACAGCATTAAGAGTGTCAACTACCTCTGGGGAATTTACTAATGCATCTGAAGCACCATTATCTGTTACTTCATTACAATCAACATCCTCTTCAACACCTGATTGTGGTTTGATTCTCTGACCACGATTATTAGTGGCGAGAGGAGTGTTGTAAGCATAACTACGAATGTAGTTACTAGATGGTCCGGCTAATTCAAAGTCATCACCAGCTCTAACAAAAACATTAATTTGAATAGGTGCATCAACAGCACTATT